CAAACAGACTATCTGATGATGAAAACTTTGACAGACCATTCAACGATCTTGGATATGCAATCTCTTCTGGTGGTAACTCCATGAACTCTTCCCTAAATTCTTGTATAAAAGTATTTAGCATCTTTTCATCACCACTCATAATTATTTTAAGTGCATCTTTAATCTTTTGTCTGCAAGGTGCAGGCGTACTTGACTTGACAGCCTCGATGCCCATTATCTTGAGTTGTGGTTCTTTGTATCGAACACCCTCGACATCATGTGCGTTGAGAATATATCTTTTCTTCGCAGTCCAGATACCTTTGTCTGCAATCACTTCTCGTTTCATCTGCATCTTCTGTGCATATGCATTTGTATAATCTGCAAGTTCTTGATAAGACTTATCTATGAATGGTTCTAGTTTTTCTTTTGCGATTGTGTCAAGAAAGTTTACTGTGTTCTTGGGATTGAACTTTTCTACCAACTTATCAAACGTCACATAGATTGAGTCTGTATCAGATGCAATCACATAATCTTTGTTCTCTGTTTCCAGTAGTTTATTCATATACTGGTTGACCTTGTTCTCAATCCAACGAATAGACAACTGACCAGCAGTAGTAATACCCTCTGCGATAAGTAAGTCATAGTAACGAAAGTATTGATTACCAATTGCACCATAAGCAGAGTTGAGTGATATCTTCTTGGCCATCTGTATGTTATCATACTTCGATATATCTTTGAGAAGTTTTTTATCTTTGGTGTTCTCGTATTCCTGTTTAGATTGCAACATAAGTTTCTTATACTTTACTCTGTCGTTATACATTGTTTCCATAATCTCTGGAAGAAAACCTTTTGTCTTAGTCTTAAACAATGCACCATTCGGTGTAAGTGTTGCACTCTTCATAAATGTTGTGTCCGTCTTTTGTGACAATAGTTTATCCACTGACATATCTTTTACTTTATCTTGTGATACTAGAGTCTCAGGCGATATGTTATATTGCATTATAAGATGTGGATACAAAGAGTTCAAGTCAAATGACATTACCCATTTGTGCATACCGACTTGTGGGTCTTTCACATACGCACCTTCAAACTTCTCTGATTTACTTGATACGTTTTTCTGTGGTATGACTATGTTTTTATTTCTTAGATAGTTGTATATAAGTATATCCCAATACTTAACAGAACCAAGAACATCCATATAATTTACTTTGGCCTCATACGCCATAGTCAAACATAATTCAATCAATCTCATCTTATCTTCGAGTCGGTCAACAAGTTCAACGTCCATAATATTATATTCAATAAATGATTGATAGTCATTTGTATACCAATCACGAAATGTTTCATATGGGTTACCATCTTTACGTTCACCTAGTTCTACATACGCAATGTGGTCAAGTCGATAGGACTCTTGTGCAGAATAAGTAAACTTACGATACAAGTCAAAATAATCTAGATGTGCAACACCTTGTATATCATATAGCTGATGATTTCTACCCATCTTAAATACTTTACGTTCTGAAACACCACCCCAAGGCGATAGTCTTTTGATTTCATCATCACCACAAATATTCTTGATACGATTGCAAAGATAAGGAATATCAAAAAACTCAGTATTCCAACCAGTGATAATATCTGGTTGATTTCTCTCCCAGAAAACTAGAAACTCTTGTATTAAATGTCGTTCACTCTCACACTGAACATAGTGTACGTCATCACGATCTGTCTTGAAGTCACCAATACCCCACACAACTATTTCTTTTGTCTGATGGTTCTTGATGGTAATAGAAAGTAATGGCTCTATCGCAACCTCTGGATTAGGAAACCCATTCTCACACTCAACCTCAATATCAATAGTGACTATCAGTAGTTTCTCTATATCCCAATCAACACGATTAGGATATTCATCTGCAAGATAAGAATACGCATAGAGTGTATTACCAAATAATAAGTGTGATTGATTTTTATAATTATCAACCCACTCACTAGCCTCTTTCATTGTTTCATGTGTAACAGGTGCAACATTACCACCACTCAAAGTTTTATACTTTGTTGGTTTTGCAACTTTCATGTAAAGTGTTGGTGAATACTTAATTCTACGATTAAGTCTTTGTCCGTTCACATATTCTCTTAATAATAAATGATTACCCCAACGAGTAATGTTTGTATAAAATTTCATAATGTAAATATAACATAAAAATGTTTAGTTGTCAAGTACCATATTCCTTTCGATATCCTCCTGTGGGTCTTGTTCTGACCATCTCCTCGTCTACTATAAAGTGGTTCGATAACATCACAAGTATGAGTATAACCTTCACTCTGCACTCCTTTTATCCATCACCTGTAGTACATATCTGAGTTCATCAATACATTTCCACAACCACATTCGTGTCATCCTGTCGTTAGACTTGGTTCTTTCCTGTTTGAGTTGTTCTATTCGCATATCTATATACGTTCTTGGGTCTACTGGTTTACCTCTTCTCATAGGTATGTACCATCTAACTTATGTGTCTTACTATTACTCCAAGCCCAAAACATACAGTTCCACATACTGTACGATGGATGGTATGCACCAAGAGGTATTTGACTCATCAACACCTCTAGAAACGTCTTAGAATTGGACTCAGACCTCTTCTCACGCAACTTTCTGTAATGTCCTATGAAGAGTTGGTATCGTGTCACTTTACTTTATCCCATATCCATTCGTGAGTATAGAACATGATACTTCCAGCTGGTATACTTGCAAGTGATAGTCCTAGTGTGTACCATAGATCACCACCTGTTACCACTGCATAACTCATGAACCATACTATACCAAGTAGTTGCCATGTACACGTTTTCACTATACGTCTATACTTCATTTCTTTACTACTGGATCTTTGAATGTAACCTTGAGGTCATCTTTTACTATGGTCATACTGCCACCTTGTGTATCATGTGAGTTTGATGTCCAAGAGTTTTTTATATTATAGAGTAACCACATATAAATGGGAACGATTGCTATTGTTGCGATTAAACATATGATTGAAAATATTTCAAAAGTCATTGTCTATTCCGTCCTTTGTGTAGGTCGTACCATTGAAGTGTTTGTCCATCTTTTCTGTCTCTGTAAGACTCTTACGCATGAACATGATATCACAGTATCCACATTGCACATAACCATCATCTGGCACTGTATACCATACCTTTGGGTGTTCACCTTCACCTGTGCATGATACTCTATCTGAGTCTACCTCTATGATTGTTGATATCTGTGGTGATTTCTTACCTTTACCCCAATTCCATAATCCCATTACTGTATCAATCCTGTATTAAATGATAAACTTATTCTTGGTTCATCTGACTCGTTTGCATCTACTGAATGGTTCGCCCAACTAGGAAATATATACAGTAGGTTTTTGAGTGGTTTCATAGAAACTATACCAGAGTTGACTTCATTTTGTTCTTTAACGATACCACCAGGCCAACCCCACATAAGAGTTTGATTTGGATTTGGAAAACATATATCACCACACTTATCTGGTGCTTTTATATAATATACTCCAGAATGTAAACTATCTGGGTGTTGATGTTGTCTATTCATACACCCTTTATGATTGACATTGAACCACCATTCATTTATTTGCACATTACCTTTGAGTTTTGCGACATCTTTGTGAAACTCATTTAGTTTCAACTCTATCTGTTCCCACAGATCTTGAAACTCTTTCTCTGGTTTCTGAAAATGTTTTGACTGATATCCACCTTTATTTGATAATTTTACACCCTTATCAGAACGTGATAAGTTCATAACATAATGTTCAAGGTCTGACTCTATGGTGTCTTGTACTATAGGTGTTGGAAAAAATAAATGTGTTTGCATTATTCCTCTGGTCTGTCTATTACTGTTGGTTTACAATACGCAGAAAACGTATATGTTTGTATCTTTTGAAGTGGCCGATTGATCTGTTTTTCGTACATCTCGCACTTCTGTAGACTTGGATATTGCAACTCATCATCGCTGATTACCTGTGATTGATTGAGTATTACGAGTACCCACGCAAGTGTTTTCACTTTGTTTGGTCATCTATGATAGTTGCACCACCAGCGATTACTGCACCAGCTTTACAATCATCAAAGAATACTTGACCTACTGCACAACCCACTACTGAGTTCGACAGTAATCTTTCACCATTCTTAGTAATATATGGTGTGTTGCATCCTGTCACTAGTAACATCATTGAGAGTGCAATACCTATGAATAAAAAATGTAGTCCGTTCATTATGTTTCTCCTTTTTCAAAATATGACTTTGGTGTATAGACCAAATGGAATGTTGCACAGTTCGGACAGGTTAGATTCGTTACCATCTTATGTGCATCTACATGGTCAAATTCTTCTTCTATGTCATGGTCACCACCCCATGTCAGCTCTGTTTCACAATTATAACATCGCATCTTTTTCTTACTTTCAAAGTTGTCTGGTAGTTCTGTTGTTGCACCAAGACCCATCAGATACATCTCTGGGAAATCCATCTCCTCAGGCCCATCCTTTGGTTTCTTCTGTGTGTGTATTCTTAGATGTCTAAACAAATCCATCATCATTTATATAATTCTTTCCAACTTATCGGAAACTCTTTTGCACATTTATCTCGTATTCCATCTGCGATCACTCTTGTTTCCGATTGTGTATCTTCTGCACATCGTAGATTGCATACTCTGGAAAATGCATAGAGTGTTCCACTCCAATACCACTCTGTATATAGGTTCTGTGGTAGAACCATCCTCGCCATTTCTGGTGCAACTCCCTCACTTAATAGATTTTGATACGTTTCTTTCACGAACATCATCGTACCTTCGATACCATAGGTGATAGTATCCGACTCATCTGACCCTTGTTTGATATTATCTGATGGTCTTTTCCTCCAGACTTTCGGAACATAGAACTCTGGTTCGGAATCAACGTATCGTCTAGATATTTCGTTCCATACTAATCCGACTTGATGTTTGACCAACTGTCGTGCAACGAATATGGGTGCTTTGATATGAAACTGTAGTGATGCGTGTGCAAATGGACTCCAATGATTATGTTTTGCAAGATACTTTATAAGTCGTGCATCTGACTCCTTGAGTACGTTTCCCTCTGCAAATGGTATATCATCCCAATTAGACTTCTTTGCAAAAGACACACGGGCTGCATTGACTACTGATAAGTCACTTCCCATTTTGTCTACTAAATCTACTTTCAATGTATTAACCCCAGACACCATTTTTCTGCTGTGTCAATCGCAGTTGTTTCACCCCATCTTCGACTTGTTTTATAATAAATACGCATCTCTATTAACTCATCATTCTCAAATAAATGCAATTCATGATTATCCTCTATATCTGTGATATGGTAAACTTTTGCTTCACGTTCTGGTCTTTGACCTTTGTGTTCACATATCAAAAAACGTGTCACCCTATGAATCCATAGACTATTGCATTTAATATAAATGTCCCACCAAACATGATTGCGATTATCATTGCAAGTGCTTGAGCTTCTGTCGGTAACTTATCCATCGTGTTTCTCCTTTGCTGGGATTACGTCCTCTATGCAAGTGAAACCTACACCCAATGGTGTTTCATGGTTTTCATGATGATACTGAGCCATCTCCACACATTCATATGGTGTGAAGTACCAATCAACTGCTTCACTCTTTATATCTCCAGATGGTAACATTACCACCATAATTAAATAAAATCCGTATATTGTTGTATTCATTTTGCGTTATTCCCTCTTAGTGCAAAAAACAATGCACCGACCCATAGTAACACATGAAGATTATCATAGAGTAATACATCCATGAATGACTCTGGTTCTCCTATCCAGATTACACCTGTCATGATACAACACAAAGTAATACCACTAAAACGTGTAATCGCATCTCCTATATCTGGTATGTAGCATCTGTTTAATATTGGTAAGTAAGGTTTATTCAGTAGACCACCGACAATAAGTCCGATACCACCAAGTAACTCACCATATGCAACAAACCACCAGACAAGATATGATAAACCATATGATGCAGCCTCTTCTATGTCCACTGGTATCTTCATCAATCCTTGTTGTATGAATATGATTGCAAGTGGTATTCTTAACAACCAATGCGACATACAAAATTCTGGTATTTTTATTTTACTTAATATATTCACTTTACTCTCCATCTATAAACTTCATCTATACAGAAGTTACGTCCAAATTTACAAGTGTTATCACCTCGACACACTCTTTCGTGTTTACTGTTCTGCCAACACTCAGAAGTCCATGCACTTACATATTTATTGACAACTCTATCCCATGTGTCATCTATAAACATTAGACCTATCAGTGGTAGTATCATTGTCAAAACTATTATCCAAGTGAACGCAACTCCAAAACCTTTATTATGATACGCTTGATTACTCATTTCAAAATCCTTCAATATATAAAATTAAACTCATACCTATTGCAAACCATACGAATGGTGCTTTAGGGCTCTCTACCATCCACACTAATCCAGTATACTTCAACCATGATTCTTTTTGATCTTCGATTGGAGTCTTACCATCTAAAGTATGTCTTATCTTTCCTCTTGGGTTAGGTGGGCCATTTATAAAATTCTGTCCAGGCATTATTCATCCAATCCCATGTTACTCATATAATCTTCTTTCCACGCTGGGTCTGATTGTGATGCAGTTGGGTCATCTAAAAAATTATTCGCACCCATGACTAGTATGAGTGCAATAAAGATAAACGATACCCACTTCAAAAAAGTTATGAACCCAGCATAAGTTCGTTTTGCCTCTGCGAGTGCTTGTTCTTTTACATCATCCATCATATGCATCTATCGGTTCATCATCAAATTCAGAGTACGCCATATTCCTATTATCTTCTAACTGTTTATTGAGTTCTTTGACTCTACCTTCAAGGGTTGATATTGTTGTATGAATATGTCCAGTATCGTGAGGTTGTATTCGTCCTTTGAGAACAGTAATCTCTTCTTGTAATGCTCTCACATGATTCATAAGTCTACTACTCATTTGGTTTTTTCTCCATATAAAAAGTTGGATTTTGTATTCCAGATAAATCACCAGCAATAAAATTTTTATCTTTAGTCATTACTCTATAAACTGCATTGAAAGGTAAACAACGTCTTTCTCCCTCACCAATAAATGGATAAACTGTGTGTATCAGATAAGATGGAAACATGACAAGTAAACCAGAGATTGGTGATATGTTCATCACACCTTTTTCAAATATATCAAAATTTCTGTTACCTGTTGCACTATGAATAAAAGAAATATCACCATCATTATCTTGTTTTCCCTTTTTTGACTCTAGATTTCTACGACCTTTTACATCTGGAACTTTAAGATATATTACTGCACTTATATCACAACCAGTGTGATTATGTGCTGGATTATATTCATTCTCATATTGAGATACAATCCATGCAGAATTTATATATGATTCATAAATATGTGTTTCTTCAAAAAAACCATGTTTTTTTGCACAATGCATGACATAACTTCTTACACAAGACTCAATCAGTTGATCTACACCAGCTTTCTCCATATCTGACTTGTAAACTTTTATCTCTTTGTCTATGACACCAGCAAGACTTTGACCATGTGACTCAGATAGTTTATTAGATAGTAACTCATCTGACATTTTCAACATAGCATCTACTGCATCTTGTGGTAACAGACAACTTGCAAAATAAGGCCCAAAGTGTTTTTCTACTTTGAACTCTGTTGGATGTGTTTGTATTTGTTCTGTCATAGTTTCACTAACTCCCTATTTTTCAAATGTTCTTCTATGATATACTTTTTAGATTGTCCTTCATATCGCACTGCATGATGTTCCTCAATCATTTTTTCATTTACGTTAGTGTTGAAACACCACAATTCTCCAAGTATGCGACCAAACTTACCTCTTGCATCTTTAGTTGTTTTGATTGTTAGACCACCAGAGGTGACCCATTTTGTGAGAAACTCTTTTGCGGCTAGTCCATATTTCTTTTCTTCTAAATCTTTTGTTCGTGACTCTGGTGTATCAATACCAACGAGTCGCACTCTTTGTTTTCGTAACCAGACACCAAACCCTAGATCAATATCTACGTCCACTGTATCACCATCAACTACCTTTATGACCTTGCATTTATATTCATACATATTTTTTCTCCAAGTCGTGATAGTTGCCGTAGTGTTCACCATCTGGATAAAATATCTGTGGAACAGTTTTGAAACCTTTACTTTTCAATCTATTTCTTGCATCCATGTTCTCTGATATATCAATCTCAAGAAAGGGTTCACCTTTCATGTTAAGTAAGTCTTTTGCCTTCACACAATAATTACAATTTGGTTTTGTGTAAACTGTAAACATTAGGTTACCTTTATTGCAATGTAGATACAAAGAAATACGATTATAAGTTTACCATAGTCCAAGTCAAACTTAGTACCCTCACCATATGACTTCTCCCACATATCTTTTATTTTTCTCATTCGTGTTCTCCACCATTTGCTCTACCATTATATCCATCAAATACTTGTGGTTTTCTCTTTGCAGTTTCAAATGTTGCAACTGTCACCACGACAGCTGCAATTATACATAAGTGTGCAATCATTGAAAAACCCCATATCCACAGACTACCATATGCAAGTGCGAAACTACTCGCCCATGTCCATGCAAGTATCTGTAGTATCATATGTCTAGTTTGTAAACTAGGAATATTTCTCAGTGGATTGTGATCTGCATCCATCAATGCATTCCACATATTATAGATTGCTTCTCTCATTATACATCCTCAAGTGATTTTACGATCTTTTTAAATTTCTTTTTAGACTTACCTCTGAACTTATAGTCCAATACTTCATCTAGATTTACATCAGACTCACCAACTATAACCATACCAATCATACCCATACTTGCGTGTGGTGTACAAACATATAGATAGACTCCCTCTTGTTCAAAGGTATATGAAAACTCCTTACTGAGTTTACTCTTTACTTTTTCTACACCCTCTGGAACAGATACAAATTGTACGTTATGACCTTTTGAGTCTGGTGTCCATGTGATAGTTTGACCTACTTCAACTCTGGCCACATCTTGACCATACAACATTTTCTCTTTACCACGTTTGTTTAACATCTCTATGATAAGTGGTTCTTTTTCCTCTGCCTTTGCAGATAATAACATACCACCAAAAAAACATACTACCATAAAAATTAAATAAAAATTTCTCATTACTTTTTCTCCTCACATATTGAGTCAACTCTGACCTCAAATATATCACTGAACATTACGTTCACATTTTGTTGTTTCTTGAGTTCAATATCACAAGCAATCTCGTTATCGAACTCATGTATAACAACACCAGAGTAATCTTTCTCTGGTGTCGAAAGTAAAATAGTGGTGATTAACACCCATGTTTTCATTCTTTTTGAACCTTTATCAACTTATCAATCAAATACCAATCCGAAGTTTTCTCACCTGTCTTTTTGTTTTTCTCAAATGACATCTCGTATCCTGTGTATTCTTCAAGATACTTGATCGCATCAGACTCCAATGAAAAGGTCTTCAAACCTATGTTGTTATTTAGGTTTGGTTTTGCAATGTATTCTGTAATCATATAATCTCCATTAAGTAACTAATTCCCAACCATAAGGTGAACACTCATACTTTGTGTTACCGACTAATACTTGGTCACCCACACTTGTTGATCGACAACCATCTCCATCAAACATTGGTGTAACATCATCATTTTTCCACCATGCATTATCTATTGAGTTTGTCAACATAAATGCCTTATCACACTTCTGTGTTTCTAATAGGTCTTTGTCAACATGAACAAATGCAACTGTGTGAGGTATATCACCAAATGCACAATGTATCACTGCAACTTTGTCCTTTACTACCATCTTATCATAATTGTCTAATAATTTCTTATTCATTTCTCTCTCCTTAAAATATAATTAATGCAAAATAAAAACAAGTAAACATCATAGATAGTGTAACAAAATCTATCAAAGATGTCAAGGGGTTTTCTAAAATAATTGCAATTGCTTCTGACATTTTCATTACGCAGCCTCCAACATTGAGAAAGGAACATTATATAGTGTACCTCTCATTTTAACAAGTGCCTTTGTCTTATTGATTTTCTCAATCACACCAGGCGTCTTCTTTGTTTTCTGAACAACAAAGACATTTGCACCAACTGTCAAAACAGATTTTGCTTTTAGTGTTTTAACATCATA